CCGAACCTCCTGCCGATAAACGCGTAAAGTCCGGCGAATACCGTAATTGGAGAAAGAAAAAGGATTCTTCCGAAGAGGACCGCTAATGCGGTCTTTTTCTTTTTTCTCCATGCTATCATAATAACACAAAAGTACGTCCCTTTTGTTACCCTTTTTTCTTCGAGAGAAGATAAAAGAATTTTCTTCTGGCCTCGTAAAATTTTCTGCGTCCGACAGGTATACCTAAGTACTCCAAAGGCACACCGTCCGCCACATTGCTAAGAATGTATGTATATATCTCCGCGTCCGCTTCAATCGCCGTCTGCTCAATCAGTTCCAAGTCCCGCTGCAGCTCTGCCCTTCTGATTGCTGTGCTGGCGGTTTTATCTGAAAGCTTGCCGCTACCACCACCACTGAGCGGAGGTGAGCCGACTTCCGTAATCGACCGCAGGAGCGATTGCTTTTCTCTGTATTGGCGGCAGAAATATTTTAATTCTCTGTAGCGGTTGCCGGAGATATTATATCCGTCAAGCTTTAAATCTCTGTCCTTCATTGCATCCCCTCATTCCCGTAATCTTTGCTTCTTCAATATTCTTTCCCACTTATTCTAAAACATCTGCAAACTCACCATACCTTTTAGTTCTCCTCGGTCAGTTTTTCTGTCATTATTCAGCGCGTAATTTTAACTCTTAATACCCCCTTTTTCTTTAGGTGGATTTTTTGATTTTCGT